CAATTATTAGTTTCTTCATTGCTTTTGATCTTATAAATGCAAGAAGTATTGGTTTAAAAATGCGTACCATAATAAACTGTGTTCCTTTACAAACATACTATAGTTGTTAAATTAAATTTGAACATTTACTGCTTCTAATCCCCATTACCCCATCAAGGTAAGAAGCAGTATTTTTTTATCTTCTTGGCTTAATCTCTGCAACAGCCAGTTCAACTTCTTTAAGTCTATGGAATACCTCTTTCATATCATCATGCATATCATCTATTTTTGTACTTAATAATTCTATAGCAGTTGTATTTCTAACTAGATCATCCCTAGATTGCCTACCTCTATATGAAATAGAACCAACAGAAACAAAACATGCAGTTAATAATGCTCCACCTGTAGCTGCAATAACTTCTATCACTTTCTTTTACATGTTCTATAGCTATTATGACATTAAAAAGCTATGTCAGAGCAAAAATCTAAAAATCCTCTACAAAAACTAAAAGAAAAATTTGAAGATAAAGAAGAACAATTAGAAATATTAGGTACTTTTATTAGATTAGGTGTTATGGTCTGGGCTGGTTTTATAATCAGCCTTAATTACATAACAATACCAGGCTTAACAGAAGATAGAGAAGTTAAAGATATAACATTTATAGCTTCAGTATTTACAGGTTGTTTGGCTACATTTAATATTACTCCAGGAGGAAAGAAAAAAAAAGATGATAATAATTTAGAGGGTAAATCTATTGCAAACTCTAACGAAAACGTGCAAACTATAAGAATAATACAAGAACCAATAAAAATTATTGGTGCTACTGTAGTTGACCCCAGTAAAAAAGAATGAAAAAACTATTATTAATTTTTGTATTAGCATCTACACCAGTATGTCATGCTGACCTATCGCATAGCATTACCAGTTCTGTAAAACTAACAGTTGGAGGTGCTACAACATCTTCTGACCGCATAGGAAGCAGTTACAGTATAAGTGGTACAGGAGTTGATACAACCTATACATCAGGTGGCAGTGCAGTTGCTAATGGGGTAGGTTCTTTAACTATTTCATCAGGAATAGGTTCAGTACCAGATTTAACAGTCACACAGGATGTTCCAGCCAATAGTTTTTCCTTTAGTCAGTCATTTACACAGGCAGATCCATTAGCAGGTAGTGCAGTTACTACTGGTGAAACAGCAAACTTTTCTGATTTAACAAGTGTTGCAGGCGGTACTGCAGGGAATTTAGCTGGTACTATTACATCAGCAGGTGCAATTTCTCTTACAGCAGGCGGTGCAAATACAGAAGCAGTAGGACAAGTAATAACTACACTTATTGTTGAATAAATTATGTATAGGCTTTTATGGCTGTATGCATTATTCTCTGCACCAATTTATGCAGCACCAGTTATCCCAAATTTTCAGCAAGGGGTTCTACAGCAACATGTAGAAACTAAGCAAACTATAGTGGAAGATATAAAAAGTTTTGATATAAGGAATGGTTATCAGCTAACAGTAGGAGGTGAAAACGTAAAGAGTAATACAGGTAATGTAGCACCTGCAGGCTGGACAAAAGTTGATACAACAGTGCAAGGAGTAGGAACTACTTATGTATCACCAAATTTAGATAATAAACCTACGTATTCCATAATTAATGAAGGTGATAGCTTTATGTATTACGAGACTTTAGAAACACCAGGTATTATTAATTTTACTCATATTATTAGGGAGACTACTGTTGAAAGTATAAGTGATAGTACTTCTACGTTTAGTCAATGAAAAGGTATATATTTTTACTGCTGATATTAAATAATCCTGTTTTTGCAAATTCAATTAATACGACATCAAATTCCAGTGGCAGCGTTGTTAATCAGGCTGTACAAGTAGTGCCTTCAAGACAATTTCAATACACAATGAATGGAATTAGTTGTCAGGGTGCTACCCTAAATATTTCTCCATTTGTTTCTACAACGTATGGATTTGCAACGCCTTATGAACCATATTTTGACAGGCCAATATATTCAACAAGAGATATAGAAGGTGATACAGATGATAATGGTGCAGCAATAGGTGATGGTGATGTAGATGCAGGGTATAGAGGTGAAATATTATATTTTGAAAAGGTGCGTACAGGTATGAGACAATCAAATACTTCTATCAATGGTGGTATTACTGCAACATTCTCGATACCTTTAGACAGAACAAAAGTTAAGCAATGTAGAAAGGCAATGCAAAAACAAAATGAATTGTATGAAGCATCACTAGCTGCTAAAAGATTAAATTATGAAATGTCAAGAGCTAAGAC